ATATCGTGGTTAGGTACATGCTTTAGATTTACTATATATTTATACATATTAGTTACCTTCCTTATTTTCTAATTCAACACATTTATTATTGTAAACTTCTTGCATTGAGTCCCAATCGTACACTTTAGTTCCATCCTCTTGTACTTCGTAATATAATGGTATCTCTATTATTTCTTTGTTCATATTATTTCCTTTCTTCATTTATATCAAACTCCCAAATAGTATGATAATCTGACAAAGTAACTAAAAATCCTTCTTCTTCTTCTTGCGTCTCGTATACTGCACACCAAACTTTTCCATCATCTTCTTCTAATTCCCAGCCACTAGCGTTTCTAATCCATCCATCAACTACTAATCCATTATCTAAAGTAATATGGTGATACTCTTCTATATGAGTTTTATTTTTTACTTTGTCATATATTGGTAATAATTCAGATAATATTTTCTTTTTATCATCACTTGTTAATTCAATGTCGTTATACATATTATTTCCTTTCTTGTTTGTTAAATGAAAGCGTGTCAGGTCTTTTATGGAATTTACGCATCCCTGCGAACTGCCGTTTTATCAAGTCAATCTTTAACGCTCTCATCATACCCTTTATACACTACTTACGTGTCTTTGTTCCCAACTTTCTATTATTTTTTTATCATGCTCGTTAATAGCGTCTACAATAAAATCATGGTAATGGTCGCCCCTCCAAGAGTTTTCTCCGAATCTTGTTTCTTCCTTTTCTTTTAATATATCAAGGTCTAATATAGCCGTTCTGACATTATTTCCATTGATTATTTCACCTTCTTCGCTATGGTCGGGAAAGTGTGTAAATACTTTTCTTTCGCCATCTTCCGTTTTAATGATTCCAGTATAAAAGCCATCTCCACAAACTCCGTTCCTATGATATGATAATTGTATAATCTCCATGTTATCTCCTTTCGTTAAAATTGTTGTATTATAAAACCACCCTTGTATTCTACAACTTGGGTATGTTCTTGTAATGTTTCTACATCTTGTATATCGTGCTCTTTTACATAGTCTTCGTATTCATCTCTAAATTCTGTAAAGTCTTCGTATTCTGTAAAGTCGCAATGTATTGCAATCGGATCAAATTCCATGTCAAATCCTGTATCTTCTTCTAGTTGCTCAAAGTATTCAAACAAAGCTTTCTTACCTTCGTACGTAAAACTATCTGCATAACTACCTGTAAAGCCGTCTATAAATTCATGTTCTGTTATTGTTCTCTTCATTTTAGTTGTTCTCCTTGTTAAATAATATTGGATATATTTCTTCTACTTCAAAATTGCTTTTACTTTCTTTATCTTCTCCATCTGCAACTCTTTCTTTATTGTGTAGTTTTAGCCACTCCTCAAAGTTATCCGTTGTGCCTTCGTGGCTTGGTTCATCTCCGTAAACATCATCAATATAATATATGTTATATAGTTTATTCATTTTATTAGCTCCTTGTTTTAATAGTAATACGCACGTTAATCAAATAAGTTCCAGATTAAATTAACATATCAAATAATAATTGTTCATTTTTATCTAGTAAAACGACTGCTATTTCTTCGTCTGTGTCATTTTCTTTTAATACTACGATTGCACCATCTTCATCACAACAATCATCGTGTGAATATTTGTACAAGTGGTAATCTTCTGTATGATTAACAATTTCTGTACTTTGCATAGATTCTACAATCTTATACGTAATACCTTCTGTTGCTTTTTCAAATTCTTGTTCTGTCATGTTTAATTATCCTTTTGTTTATTACTATACGCATCTATTTAAAAATAGTTCCGTATTATTTTATTTTTCTTTTGCAAATTTACATATATTTTTTATTGAGTCTTGAAATTCATCTATTATCATAATCTTAAAAAAGTTTATTTTCTCAGAGTCATTTGTATTTTTCCAATCTTCATCCATTTCCAACGTTTCTAAAATATATTCTTTATCTAGCCAAAGACTAGAATCCCAAGTCATTGAAAACTCTATCCTTTTATACCATTCTTTAAATGTCATTTTATTTACTCTCTCTCTCTTTCTGTTTTATATTCTATTTGTACTTCTTTTTCTTTGTCTGTCATACTCTTTATTATTTTTACTAAAACTTGGTCTGTAATCCCTCCTATATTATCTGCCATTCCTTTAGTTATTAGAGTATTTTTTACATCTCTAAATACTTTCTCAGATATTTTTACTCCGATCTTTTTGTATTTAATTTTGCTCATGTAATCTATTATTTATTGTGTAATTTATTCTTTATAATTTTTTTAAATATTGTTCCATCATAATTATAATAATAAATTATTTTTCCTAATTTCTCTTTTTTAGGGTGTCCTGATGAATATGGCATATTCTATACTCCTTTATTTATTGTGTAATCTATTATCTTGTCTACTCTTTACTTTTTCTAATATGCTATAATATCCATCATTTACACTTTTTAAATACTTTATCCATTTGTCTATATCTTTTCTTTTATCATCAAGTCTACATTTTTTCATTTTATGTACTCCTTTATTTATTATGTAATTTACTTTACTTTCTGTACTTCGTAGCCGTACTCAGAACCCACATAATTTATGTGCTTTGATGTTGTCATTGACCACCACCCAAGCGGTTTAATTGTTCTTGTCTCGTGGTCAATCTCTGCAACTTCTGTATCATAACTTAATACGTGAGTTGATGATGCTTTCAGATTCTGTTTATATTTGTCAAATGTTCTCATGTTCTGTAATCTCCTTTATTTGTTGAATTTATTTGTTTCCTGTAAGTTCCACTCTACTTGATTTTTAAACTCTGTTTTCTGTGAGTCCTCAGCAACTTTTGTTAGTGTCGCAATTAGTGCGGGAATATCTTCAAGCTTAAAGAATAAACTAGCCTCTGTTTTATGATCGGAAAAATCCTTGTTTGGCACTCTGTCAATACTAACGATTAACTTGCTTTCATCTTCTAGTTGTCCGACTTGCATTTCCTTCCATGTAGATAAGCCAACACCATTCCAGCAACGTGCTTTTACTACTTTTCTATCAGTTCCAAAACCTGATTCTATTTTTATTTTATTTACTTGTTCCATTGTTTTTTTACTCCTTGTTATATCTTATATACTATTATAATTAAATAAAGTTCCAATTTATTTTACTTCTTCTAAATCTTTTAGTCCTTCTTCTATTGCATCATATAATAATTCTTTTAAGTCGTCTATTTTATTATCAATACTAGTTAATAATATTTCGTGCTCTTTTAAATCTGTTCCGTTTGGTTTTTCGTACTCCCTATAGAACCAATTTATTTTCTCTAGTGTTTCGTATAACTGCTCGATATTCATCTTTAAAAACTCCTATTATTTTGTTTATATATATCATACTAATAAGTATCAAGAAAGTTCCAAAAAACATTAAAAAATATTTAATATATATTGGGGGGTTTGTTGCAAAGGGTGTATTTCTAAGGTGTACAATATTTAAATATTATATAAATGTATGCAGACACGTAGTATATAATGCATTACTTAATACGTCTAAAACTCTGTAATTCGTGCGATATTGTACAATATATAGTAGATTGCACAAAAGAATTAACTCCTCCGTAAAGTTGTATATTTTTAAAAATAAATATCTCCTCCGTTAAGTTGTTTTATATAAAAAAAACTATTTCCTTCGTTGAGTTTTATTACAAAAAAAGTTATTTCCTCCGTAAAGTTTATATAATTATATAATTTAAATAAATTACAGAAATAGATCTAAAGTACAGAAAATAAAAAATGAGCAGTTTAACGACTTGCTCAGGTCGGTACGGCGTCCAAAGATTAATTGAACATCTCCACTTGGTTTTTATCCATCTCTTCAACTTGTATATCTGAACCATATTTCAGTAATCCATCAACTAAGAGACTATTGTTATCAATAGAACCCTGAGTCAATTTAGGATTGTGCCATAATAGCTCAGTACCTGAATTGAAGAAATCCCACATATTATAAGAATTACCTGAACCATACTTGCTAGTCACATTACCATGTTCATCAGTTTCTGTAGCAGTGTACATGTTTCTTAGAATCTGACCATATTGTGTAGTTGGTAGGTTTTCTAGATATTCCTTATTATTAAGTAAAATAGGCATGGGTTCTGAAACTTCTATATCTTGTAAAAAACTACAAGATTGTAGAAATCTGTTGAATCTCATATCCAAGTCATTACCTGACAATTTAAGTAATGCTTGGTCTATTTTACTTTCCCAACTAAGATTATTCAATGTATGTCTGAATGAATAGCTAAAGCCGTGGTCTCTAGTTCGCATTCCATTATCACATATTAAACGTATGTAATAAAAGTATATACCAGCCCTAGTCTGACCATCATAACTATTTACTTCTTCCATTACAAGAGCGACTTGGTCTCCGACTTGAGGTATGTTCCTAATAAAATAAGAGTCCTCACAAACAAAAGACCTTCTGTATGTCTTGCCATCAAAGAATATCTTTTCAGGTTTCCAATCCATCTCTGAACGATTTCTAATTTCATTACCAACACTAGCTATTTCAGCATTTGAGACTAATAAATATTTACTAGTCTTAACTGAAATCTCTAAATTATCCATTTCAGGTATCCTAACAGATTTACCCATTGAGGTTAATCCATCAGAAGTAATTAAGTCTCTTATATCTACCTCACAAAATGGATTAAGATTAGGAAACTTAGAACTACTGAAAGAGTTAACGAGCTCTTTACTTTTATTTTCTATAGCATAAATATTACTAGATTGTGCAATATCTATAGACTCTGAGACAGGAACTAAGTTGGTTATATTATTTAGATTATTCATTTTGATTTCCTTTACTAATTGGATTTAATTGTAATAGACGCCGTGTCTATAATAATATATATAATGTCGCCGTCTTTCTACGTTGAGCGACCACCGCTAAGGCATCCAAATTTTCAAAAATGTTACTGATATATATATGATTATATACATTATTTGTTCCATTATTATTAACGAGGGCAAACGAAAACGAAAAATTCAACGCAAGAATCCTAACGTGAAAAGCGATTGGGGGGCGGGTATATGTGTGTATATCAAAGGGACACATACTAAAATATTTTTTTTAAAATTTTCTGAAGTTTACTATGGTGTTATCTAGGATCTATTGCGGGGCGGGTACTACATAAAAAAAGCGGGTACTATATATACTACTTACTATATACTATATATACTATATACTATATATATATAATATATATTATATATAATATATATATAACAGATACTATATACTATATATACTATATACTATATATACTATAGTACTACTATAAATCCAACGGACTAAATAAAGGGGGGATAGATAATATTATTATATATAGTTGCAGTTTGTCAAGTTTTTATTAAATTTAAATATGGATAGAGAGATAACAATGCTTGAGAAAGCAATATACGGTGATTATGAAATAACAGACATCTATACCAACCTAGAGCGGTGTAGAGAAATATCAAATGAATTAAAGATACTAGACATTATAGAGCCGTCTGGTAGAAACGTAGGATTGATTGCAGAGTTAATATATCGAATGAATAATATGCCAGAGCTACAAATAATAGAAATGGATGAATATAACCTTAACCAACCCAACTAGTTTGGCGTTACAGCGTACAGTCAAAGGTGTTGTCCATTATGCTTACGAAAGTGAAGAAGAGTTCCGTACAGCACATCCTACAGAGCCTATCGTAAAGAATTGGAAAGAAGCTGAAGAGAATCAGTGGTGTCACTCTGATGACGGTAAGATAGTTCAAGTCCTTAAAAAAGGATATATGAAAGGGAATAACACAACAGATGGGTATATCCGCACAATCATTGGTATGTTTAATGTAAAGAAGAAAACAAAGCTTCATGGAACAATAAAAGATTCTATTTATAGATTTGTAAAAAAGAATAGTTATGACTCTAGAGTAAAAGGCGGCATGACTAGAGAAAAAAGAATGTTTTCTAAATACATTGCAATGGGCTTAGATCCTGAGAGTGCTTATATGAAAGCATATCCAAAGACAACAGATGCAGAAGCAGCTAAACGAAAATCAACATTACTACTTAAGAGCAAAACAGTGAGGAATCAAGTGGATAAAGAAATAGAAGAGTTAATGGCAGATGTAGGTATTACAAAAAGATACTTATTAGAAAGCACAAAGAGCGTTGTCGATAAAGTTGAAGTAAGAGATGGCGATAAACTAAGAGCACTAGAAACATTAATGAAGATATCGGGAATGCTTAATACAGATAAGAAGTCCGAGTCTATCGCACTAATACAAGAGTTTACTGGATTCAGTAAAGAAAAGTTACAAGCATTTGAGCAAGGGATGTTAACAGGTAAGAAAAAGGAACTAACAAGTGGTAATACAAGCAGTAGTAGTTAATGATAGGTATTGGAATACACAGACTAGCCCTGTTTGGAGCTATACAGTACCTAAATCAATCAAACTAGGTAATAATCGATATAACATAGCATTTACAACAAAAGAGTCTAAATAACGTAAATATGGCACAAAACAATTCATTATTAAACATGGCTACGGCTAATCCGGCATCAACTGATGTTCATAATAATATTAATAATTTAATAATGAAAGCAGAAATGGATAGTAAGTTAAGGCAATATTCTATGTCTGCTTATAAAACGCCGCAGCCAATTACTGGTACAGCTCCAGATATAGCATTAAATCCATTATTAGCGGCTAAAAAAATTCCATCTTTAATGAAATTATTGAAAAAGATTAATCTTAGAAATCCTATTTACCATCACACAAATATACCTAAAGCTAAAGAAATATTAGAATCTGGAAGAATAAAGCCAACAAGTAGATTTCCTATGGGTTACTCTAAAGAAAAAAAAATAGCTGACTATTTAAAAGAAATAGATGAATATGGAAATGCAAAATTAAGATATGTACCTAAAGCTTTTTCTGTAACTCGTGACCCTATGTTTTTATCTAGACCTCATTTTAATATAGGAACTGATGTAAGATTTATTATGGATAGGGATGAGTTAATTAAGAAAGGTTATAGGATAAAACCCATTTCTGAAAAAGGCTATAAAAAATTTGGATTAAAACAAAGCGATGTTGAACATAGCTTAAAAGGCTATGATAAAGCTTTAAATAAAAATATAATAAATAAAAAACAATATAAAGAAAATGTTGATAATTTATTTAAAGATCAAATGAACCCTAAATTTGAATTTGAAGAAAGAATATTAGGTAACTTACCAACAAAAGATATAAAATTAATGGATTGGGCTAAAATACCTATAAACTTTGGTACATGGAAACCTGCTCTTGGAAAGGGATTGTGGGGAACAAGAAGACCTCAACCAAACTTACAAAAGTTAATAGATACTGTTGTAGATATGAATCAAAAATCTACACAGTTACCAGTTGTAATGAGTGAGCAAGTTCGTAGTACATTAAAAAGAGTAGAACCATATTTAATGGATATATATATTAAAAACAATCCTAATCGAGTTAAAGCATTAGAAAATTTAATGTCAGCACCAACATATAAATACAATCCTTTTAAATTAAAAAATAAATAGTGGATAATTTTAATATTAACCCATCTCCATCTGAAATGAAAGATAGGGATGAGGTATTAGCCAAGTCCTACAAAAGTCTTATTTACTTTGGAAGAGCTTTCTTACCAAATGACTTTCTTAAAAAGTCTGCATCACCAGCATTTCACTTTGATGTAGCAGATAAACTAATATCCTCTAAACCCGGTAGTCGTAGCTGCATCATCATGCCTAGAGGGTTTGGTAAGTCAATCTTATCGAAAGCAGCCATTATGCATAAACTTGTATTTGCAAGAGATGATGAGCAACACTTTATTGCATGGGTATCCGAAGAACAAAGTCAGTCTATTGACCACTTAAAGTATTTACGCAATCATTTTGAAATGAATAAACGTCTTCGATACTACTTTGGTAATTTAGATGGAGGTGCAGCAGGAAAGCGTTGGACAGAAAAAGATATTGTTACACCTAAAGGGGACAGGTTAATAGCAAAAGGTACTTCACAGAGACTTAGAGGTCGTGCAGAAGTAGATGTTCGTTATACTGGCATCATCTTAGATGACTTTGAATCAGAGTTAAATACCAAAACGCCAGAGCGTAGAGCGGATATTAAGAAATGGATCGTATCCACAGTATATCCAGCACTAGAAGAAACTCCGGGAAGAGAAGGATGGATATGGTTAGCGGGAACGATAGTTCATTTTGATAGCTTTTTGCAGGCAGTAGTAGACGGAAACAAAAAAGCTCAAGACGAAGGTAGAGAATATCCTTGGTCGGTGACATTTAAGCGAGCAATAGAAGATGGTAAGTCTATTTGGAAAGAACAATTTTCTCTTAAAAAACTAGCAGCAAAGAAAAGAGAGTTTATTGAAGCTGGTCTTGTTAATAAGTTCGCACAGGAATACATGAATGATGCGAGAGATGTTTCGAATGCAGCGTTTAAGATAGATCGAATACAATATTTCAGTGGTAAAGTAGAATGTAGAAACAAATTCAATTACCTTATAGACGGTGAGGATGCTATACCAGTAAACATTTACTTGGGGGTAGATTTAGCAGCAACAGCATCGGAAACATCTGACTTTCAAGTTATACTTGTAATGGCGATTGATTCTAATAAAAATAGATATGTCCTAGAATACTTTAGAGAAAGAATACCAACCTTTGATGTTCCAAAAGAAATTATAAGATTAGCAAATAAATATACTCCAGTAAGAAGAGTAACAATAGAAACCGTAGCGGCACAGGAAATGGTTAGAGATATGGTAACAAGAATGTCTGCTACTGAAAAAAGACTGATGCCCGGAATCTTTAAGGGGGTTAAACCACCCGCTAGGATTAAAAAGCAAGATAGGCTTGAGACAAGTTTAGGTGTTATTGTCAATTCTAAGAAATTATACATAAGAAGAGAAATGACAGAATTAGTAGATGAGTTCTTTGAGCACCCAAAACCTAGAAATGACGATGTGATGGATGCGTTATACTATGCAGACTACTTTGCCAAAGCTCCTAAAAGTACAAGAACTAAACGAGAATCATTACTAAATGAAGAATCTAGTCCAGTAAGACGTATGAAGAAAAAAGCATATAACTGGATGACTGGATCTAGGGCATAATAAAATATTATTTGTCTTTTGTTTATGTATGACTTATATTTAAATTCAAATCCACATGCCACGATATTCTAAAAGATCAAAAGAGAGATTAGCATCCTGTGATGAGCGTTTACAGGAAGTGTTTAATGAAGTAATCAAACATGTAGATTGTTCTGTCCTTGAAGGACATAGGAGCAAAGAAAGGCAAAATAAATTATATGACGAAGGTCGCACAAAAGTTAAGTATCCTAACGGTAGGCACAATATTAGTCCTTCTAAAGCCGTTGACGTTACCCCTTATCCTGTGGATTGGGAGGACAGGGAAAGGCAAACACTATTCGCTGGTTTTGTTATCGGCATTGCTCGTGGGATGGGTTACCGTCTGAGATGGGGCGGAGACTGGGATATGGATTTTAAGGTAATGGACAACCGTTTCGACGATTTTCCCCATTTTGAGATAAGAGATAAGTAATGCCAAATACAACAGATACAGTAAAAGCAATTTTAACTCCCGGTGAATTTGTGATTCGCAAAGAAGCTGTGGACATGATAGGAGTTCCCACATTGGAAAAATTAAACGATATGCCAGAAGCAGGCGGTCATTCTGAAATAGATAGACTGATAGCACAGGCTACACTAAAGAATATGACTGGTATGTATGGTGGCGGTATGGTCAATGCAAAGCAGTACGGTACTGGAGGTATGGTTAACCAATATCAAAATGGTGGGCAGGCTATGTCTAACTTAAAACCAGTTCCTGATAATAACCCCGGACTTGGTAAACTCCCTGAAGATGTTAGAAATAAAATGGGTTACATGCAAGAGGGTGGACAAGCATTTCCTGAAATGGATATTAGAAGACAAGAATCTAACATTGGAGTTAATCCATATAGAAGTTATAAATACTTAAGGGGTGTACCATCTGTTGATGATCCTCTTTATAGCAAAAGAAGAGAGTTTATAGATTCTAATATTGCAAATCAAAGTGCATTTAGAGATATTATTCCTGCTAAAGAGTTATTAAGTTATAAAAAATTTATACAAGCTGGTGAAGGTAATATGAGAGATGAATTACTTTTAAATAAATTAAAAGATGCTCTTAATGACTATTATAGAATAGGTGATAAGGGAAGAGTAGATCTAGCTAATTTAAATGAATTAGCTAGAAAAGGATATAATATAAGTTCTGAGGAAAAAAATAAATCATTAATGGATTTATTAAAAGCTTCAGACAGGGTAGAAGATGTATCCTTTAAAGCTTTAGATGAAGTTATTTTACCTAAAGACGATGCTATGATGAAGTATTATCAAGATGGTGGTGCAGTTCAAGACTCTGCTATGATGCAGCAAGAGCAACCTAATCCTTTTGTACCATTCGACCAAAGACCTAACCAAGCACCAGCAACTGGTAATTGGGGTCAGTCTGGTGATTACATGAGATCATTAAGAGGCGAGCTAGAAATGGAAAATGAAGAGTTAACTAAGGATAAGATGCAAAACTTTTTAGAAAGATTGAGATTAGATTCTTTATCGGAAAAAATAGAAAGAAGTCCTCAAGACTCTATGTATTATAGAAATACACCACAGCAAGACTATTTTATGAATAAATACAGAGAAGAAATGATAAACCCTAATTACTTTCCAGAAGGTAATTAATGGATCAAGATCCTCGAGCATTACAAAACGAAGAGTTATATCGTCAATGGCGTGACGCTCGTTCTGATTGGGATACTGAAGCTAGAAAAGATATAGACTTTTATCTTGGTAATCACTTTACCAACGATGAGTCTGATGAGTTATCACAACGTAATCAAGCTGACATACCGATGGATAGGGTATCGGCAGCCATAGAAAAATTTAAAGCAGTATTAACATCTAGACCCCCAGCATTTACAATAACCCCTAGAGAAGACTCCGATGTTCAGGTAGCTTCTTTATGGAGAACTATCATGGGTTATGTTTGGCAAAAGTCAGATGGTGACTGGCAAATGAAACAAGCGATACAAGACTATGCTACTACTGGTATGGGTTATTTGTATGCTTACATTGATAGAGAATCAGATTTCGGTAGAGGTGATGTCAAGTTTACTTACCTTGACCCTTTTAGGGTATACGCATCTCCCAGCTCAAGAGATCGTTGGTTCGGTGATTCGGATGGTCTTATCCTTTCTACCATTCTTACCGGTGAACAAGTCGTCAACCTCTACCCTGAATTAAATGATACAGTAGACCCGAACACAGGTGAAGAGATACCGGGTATTATTCGTGAGATATCTGGGTTTACATACGACGATGAGGACTATCCATCTTCTCAAAATAGAAATTCAATGAGTGTGTTTACCCCAGCGGAAGTAAAGGATAAAGATTATTTTCAAGTAAAGAAGTATCAAATATTAGAACGCTTTTATAAAATAAAAGTTCCTTTTTACCGAATCATTGATATGCAGAATCAAGAAGAAGAAATACTTTCTCAAGA